ATTTTCTTTAAATGCAATAATATTAGCTTGTCCTAATGCAACAATAAGTTCATTGATTTTATTATAAAATATTTCTCCATGATTACCTGATTTGATTTTTGGCAATAATGTTTTTGGGATGACTTTCATGATATTTAAGATTTAAGGTTGTCTAATTCTAATTGTTGTTTTTTCATATAATCTTCAATTGTTCCTTGCATTATAGCAGAAGCCATTCGATTAATCTCCGGTTGTAAATGATTAGGCAAGTCGCAATTAACAACTACCGAAGTAGGTATAACTACTCCACTTGTTAATACTGCACCTGTACCTGTAATAGTTTGTCCTTCATAATATGTTGTTCCACTATAAACTGCTTCTTCAAATACATAATATGTAGTTGCAGCAACCAATGTTCCAGCAGCTAATATTTTATTATTCTCATATCCAATAGAAACTTTATTTGGAGTTTTTAAATAATCAAATGAAGATGTAGTAATAACTCCTGCACCACAAAGTAATTTTAATCCTGTTGAAACCTCATTAAAATAAGGAGTTCTAGGCTTTGGCTTACGGAATGGATTAATTTGCAATGGACCTATTTCATTGTATGTTGTAGGTTTAAAATACTGAACCACACCATCAATAGTACATTCTAAATATAAGTAATAACGGTAATCAATTGGAAACGCTAATACATTAGCCACAGGCATTACAGCCGAATTCTTTATCAACGTATAAAGTTCTTCACGTATTCTTTGAACAGATTGTAATGAATATTTTTTAGGATTTTTTATGTTGTCAATTCTATCATTTAGAATCATCTCAATAGCTTGATTGATTGCAGCGAAATACTGTTCATCAGGAAAACGAGGAGAATTAACTCTGTCGTTTAATCTATCGATTTCTATTTTCTGTTCAATTGCATTCATGCTTACAAATATAATCAAAAAAAAAGAGGAGAAACATTTCCCCTCTATTTTTTTTTAAACTTTATCAAAATTTAATGATGTTAAATCTGCAATCTCCTTTTCGAGTTTTTCTTTGCTCTTGTATAGGTGAGGACTTTTAATGCCTGCACTTTTTGCTTTTTCAAGCAATTCAGGAGTAACAGTATCATCTTTTGGAGTTGTATCAACACTTGCTCCTTTTAAAGTAGCTTCAAGTTTAGCAATTAAGTCATCTGCTTTTTTGTGCTTTTCTTCTAAGGCTTTTTCTTTAATCTGATTTTCCTCATGCAATCTAGCTTCTGCTTTATTCATTTCTTTCTCAGTAAACATAGATGTATGTTCTGGTGCCGAATGACTTGTTGTTAAAGCGTTCATAATTGCATTTTTGTACTCATCTGAAGATTTACTATTCTTCATATGTAAGTCCAATTCTTTTGACTCATTATCCAAAGCCAACAATACTGTTGTATTTGATAACAAATATTTAATAACCTGTGGTTCGCTTAAACCCAATGGCATACCATTTTTAGTTACATAACCATCTGTCATAGAAAACTTGATAACACCAGTTGCCATACAACGTTTAATCATTACTAAAATTGGACGATGAATATTATCCCAAATATCCATAAAACGCTCTCCACCGGATTTCGTTCCTTGTTTGCCAGGAAGATTAACAACTTTAATTAAGTCAGAAGTAGCCATCTCTAATGAGCTATGTTCAACGTTTAGTTCTAAACATCTACACATATCAAATATTTCAACAGCATTTAATGTGTCAATAACATCCTCAGCAATTCTTCTTTTCTTGCTTAATAGAATAGTCTTTTTAGCTTCTTCTTGATAATCGACAATTTTATATTTTGGTTTTCCTGATTGGAATGGACTACCTACCATGAAATTAGCATGCTTCAATACAATGTATTTTTTTCTGTCTAAGGTATTAGACAAGTCCAAGTATAATCCATCACCTAATAAAATTGGTTGGTATTTTAATTGATTTGTTTTTTCATCAACACCTGTTACTATTCCATAAATAATACCAGTTTGTGGATCTTTAGCGCGGCCCCAACGAGTGAAGTTCTCATGTCGCTTTGTTACTCTTATTGCTGCGATTTCAATTTTTCCAGTGAAAGGAGCATAGATAGGATTGTCAAAATTTACTACTTTGTGTTCAAAGCCATTCTTGTCTTTTACGATTGTAAATAATGGCATGTCTTTTTCATTTTCCATTTTATGATTTTGTTTTAAGTTATACTTCGGATACCTCTGCCGGCAACCTTTATTAAAAAAAGTAGAGGAGCATTTGCTCCCCTACCTATTTGCTATTAAGCAGTTTTACGGATAACACCACAAGATTGAGTGTTATACATAACGATCATGTCTTGTTTCAACATTTCGTATTTGATAGCATCCTCACCTGACAATGGAGTAGAACCAGTCCAACCAGTTAAACCATTGAAGTAAGACGACACTTCAGCACGAGAGAAACCATTTCCACCTTTTGCAAGGATTTCAATGTTTTTATCTCCCATTGTACCCATGTCAAGCATTAAGTACATTGATGATTGCAACAATTTACCATCAGAACCAACTTCTGGGAAACGCTCTGCATCATCAAATAATGGATGACAAATGAACCAAATTGAATCACCATTGATGTTCAATTTTGTGAAATTGAATCCAATTTCAACATCAGCTCCACCTGCTTTACCATTTTGAGCAATGTTTTGGTTGATAACAATATTTTGGTTTCCAGCTAAATTAACAGCTTGTACTTGTGCATTGTGCATACCATCAGTACCTGTTAAACAAACCCAAACGTTTCCGCTTGTTTTCTTTGCTTTACGCTTTAATACTGACATTGCATCAGTAAAGTCATCAGCAGTAGCTTCACCATTTGTACCAGTTCCAGAGAAATCATTTGCACCATCCATTTGGTTTAAGATACCATCACCTTGAATGATAGGTAATCCTGTTTCGTAATCTGTCAAACGAGAAGTAGTTCTTAATGAACCATCATCGTTCTTCATTGAAGAAACACCAAAGATTTTTTGGAATTCATTTTCCATTGCAAATTGTGCCTTTCCTTGACGAATTTTTTCGAACATCCAACCAAGTGTTTTTTGGTTTTTTTCGTTCGTGTACTCTAACCACAATATATCAGATGCAGCATCACCAGTGATTGACGCACCTTTACGTTGGATTGTAGTATGTTGAATAAACGTGTCTGGGAAATAAGAATTTCCGTAACCTCTTAAAGAACCTTCTCCGTAAGTAGAGTTACCACCAAAACATGTTTTATCTCCTGACTGACCAGCACAATGTGTTGCCCAATCGAATACAGTACCATCTGGAGTTTGGAATGTGTAAATCCAATTTCCTGCACCACCTGTTGGAGCAGCCATAACACGAGCTTGTAAACCAGCACCGTAGAACAATACGTTCATACCTGGATACAAGTTGTTATCAGCCATAGACAATTGGAAAGTTCCATTTGCTTGACTTGCTCCTACTTGTGCATTGATACGTGATGGACGTTGAATACGACCTTGTACCGAATATTTGAATGCATTGTCTCCAATGTCTTTTCCTTTTGTAACTGCATCACCAACTTTTGTTGGAACATATCCCATACCGTATGGTCCTACCATTCCAGATGTTAATAATGTTGTCAACTGACGTTGTTCTGCATATTCCAAGATACCGCGAATAGCAGGGTATTTCGCTTGATTTGCAATCAAATCAGCTTCTGTTGTACAAGTTTGAGAGAGTTTACCCTCAATTACTCTAATAGATCCTTTGAATCCCATAGTTGTTTTTTGTTTTTATGATTTATGATTAATTGATTTTTCGTTAATCATACACATAATGCTATAAGTCTTCGGCTTTAACGCCTTCTAAAATGCTAAAATTGCCTATTGGACTTTCCGTGTTTTCCGTCTTTGGTGTTCCTCCTCCAGAAGATACTATCGGTGGCGTGTTATGAAGTTTCTTAACAATGCCATCTCTTCCCTCCTGAAACTTTTTATTAGCCAGATTTTTTTGAGCTTGTTCTCCAAACTCATTCCAAATTAAAAATTTGCTAATTAACTTTGGATCTTTAAATGCTTCATGGTAATCACCATTTTTCCATTTGTTCATCACAAATTCAACATGCTTTTCTTTAATTGGACTTTCCATAAATGATTGAACAGTTTTCAATTCTTTATGAATTTCATCCGACTCTTTATTTAATTGTTCTTTGATTTTCAAGTCTTGTTGACTTTTCAAAGCTTCAATATCTTTTAAACGATTTTCAGAAATTTCTTTCTTTGTCGCTTCTAATTCTTTTCTAATTTCATAGTCAGCTAATTCAAGCTTACCAGTTTCGGTTAAATCTAAAATTTTTGCTTCAATTTTATCTTCTTCCCAGCCTTGTAATCTATAATCTTCAGCGACTAAATCAGCAGCAGACATTTTAAGGAAACCATCAATTTTATCTAATGGTTTATTAATTTGTTCTATTGTCAATCCTGCTTCAAGACCTTTGATAATAATCTGTGCTTCCACATCATATTTCATAATCAAATCTTCTTTTTTAACAGACTGAACTTCTGCTTTTACTGCTTCAATCTTATTTGTAAAAGCTTCTTTAATAGCATCAAAACTATCTTCTTTTACATCTAATTCTAAAGCTTTTCCAACGCTTAGCCAGCTATTTGAATCATCATCATCATTTGATTTATCATCAGATTGTGATTTATCATCTTCTTCTCCTGGCAACTTCAAATCATCAGTAGGCTCATTGCCTTGTTTTGATTTATCGTCTGCGCCTTTGTCATCACCTTTATTATCCCCTTTGTCATCACCAACATTGGCTTTGTCATCAGGGTTTTCAGGGATTTTTATTTCAGTAATTTTTTGTTGTTCTTCTGCAGCTAAGCGTGCAGTTTCGTCAGCAGATACTTCTACTTTTTCTTCAAAGAACGAACTTACTACATCTTCATTGCTTAACTTGTCAAATCCAATGTTTGACGATTGCTCCTCTGCCGGAGACTTTCCTTCTAAACTCATAGTATATAGGTTTTAGTTATTTTTTAACCTTCATTCCTTTTGGAAATTCTTCTTCTTCTTCCTCTTCCATATGGCTTCCAATACCATTTATTTTAAATGAGCCAGTATATTTTCCTTTATCTGGACCCCAATCTTCAATTCTTGAACCAACCATTTCCACTTCAATCATTAAAGGATATTTTTTTCCAGCTGACCAATTTTTAATCTCAGGATAATAAACCTCTGAAATACTAAATTGAGGACGCGGATCAAATGTTTCTTCACTACTAACAATTGCCTTTGCTTCATTTTTATTTCCAGAAGAACGTTCCTTCGGAATTTTTTTCATTGGTGGTGGTTTTTTCATAGCAAAAATTATTTATTGTTCAAATATACAAAATTTATTCAAATTGCAAATTTTCGTTGTCAATTTTATTTTGGTCAAGAATCATTTGCCCTTTTCCTTTTGCAGCATTTACTCTAATATCAGTGTCGCCTTTTACAATAATCTTATTTACATCAGCCTCTTGTCTATCCTCGCGATCTTCTCTTGCCATTTCAATTTGAGCATTTAATGTTTTATCTGTTTGTTCAGCGTTAGCTTGCATTTGAGCTTGTGAATCTTTTTGACGAATAGCTTCCATTTCTGCCCAAGCCTTTTCTAAAACTTTCTTTCCATCAGTTAATGTATCGGTCAATTGATAAGCCAACACATCTTTGTAACGCAATTCTTTTGAGTTTAAAGAAGACTCTGCCAATCCTTGCATGTAATTTCTAATCTGAATTTCTTTACCTCCATCAACTAAATTAACAGCATAATCAGCATTGTAAATCAATCTTGTTACTTCCATAAAATTAAACATGTCATCACCAAGAATAATTTTAGCCTTTTCAGTTTTATACAAGCCCCATGTTACTTTCATGGTTTCTACATACTTCAACAATACTTTTTCAACATACAAATTCATAAAATAAAACATACCCTCTGTAATAGTACGAGATGCTTCTATTGATGACTGTGCGTTTGATGCTGTCGAAGATGCTTTGATTTGTCCTTCTCTATTTTCATTGATACCTGTTAATCTATCAACAGTAGCCATCAACTCGCGTTTAAGCATTATTAATTGAGGAAACGATGCAGACATACCTAAATCGATTTCTTTAAACATATTAGTAATATCTAAATCTTTACCACTCCAATTACCAGAAGAACTTGTATCATAATCAACAAATGAATCATTCAATGCATCATACATTACTTGTTGAATAGTTTTGTTTTTCGGCATTGCTGCACGATTATAACCGAGAACTTTACCTTTTGCTTTGTTTACTTCTTTTAATGTTTGGAACATTACAACATTAAATGCACTATTGAAATTTTCAATTACTTCTTGCAATGAAATTCTCAATCCATTTACTGTATTAAACAATGCACCGCAGTACGAATAACCAAGTACATCACCTGGCTTATCAACTGAACGTGTAAGGAATTTTTTAGGACCAAAGTTTACAACAATATCATTTCCAATAAATGTTGCTTCGTAAATATCTGCTCTCCACTTAACTTCAATTTTATATTTACCACTTTCTACATCTTTGTCATAACGTGTGCGATTTTTTTCATATTCATCTGTATTCAATTCAATTCTATATGAATCATCACTATCATCAAATTCTAATTGCTTTTTTGTTTTTGGAGAAATTTTAAAATACATTGGTGTGTTTGTTTTCCACTCAATGTGAATTACCGAAGCACAAACATTTCCATTATGATTTAAAAATCCAGGACGGTTATCTTGATTATTATTTTTGCGAATACCATCTAATTCATCACGTTGTTCTTTCTTTAATCGATAACGCATTAGGATATTGTGCACAGGAACAATTTGCTCTGCACCAATTACCGGAGTTTTCTCTAAGAAATAATCTTCATCAATTTCTTCGTATATAGCATAACGCGGATCAATACGAATATATGTTTCATCTCCATTTTCATCAACATCAATCTTTCCAAAGCACTCAGAAACAATTTTTATATCTTGAAAATTCTTTGCTAATTTTAATTTTAACTTATCTTCCTTAATAGCAGTATCAGTAAGTGTCTGCATTAAACGTTCGTTCTTCTCCTTGAAATTCATTATGTTCCAAGTCGATTCATCTTCTAAGTCAGGGATAGGAGCACCATTTAACGGATCAACACCAGCTTCTGTTTTTAGCTTTTCAATTTCTTTTTTTGCATGAGCAGCACCTAACATCATTTCATAGTTATCAAGCTTTGCTGTTTTTGCATCAATATTAATAGTGCTTATTGTAGAGTACAATGGTCTTTGTAAAAACTCATTGTTTAACATATCAATTTTAGGTTTCCCTAATCGGTAATCAACATATTTAGTTCTGTTTTTTTTACCGTATGTTTGGGTGAGGTATCTAACTGATGAAGAAACTGTTTCTCCATTATACGCTTGATACAGTCGAGTTTTTTTATCAATAGAATTTTTCTTTAATTCTAATAATTCCTTTGCATAATCTCTATGTAACAATGCCCACTTTTCAGTTTTTTCTACCTGTGGTATATCTTGACGAGGAAAGAAAGCCATTTGTATATGTATTTAATTTGTCGCTAATTTAAAAAAAAAATCAATACAACTAATCAAAATCATCAAAATCGTCAAATTCGTTTCCTTGCTCCTGATTCCACAACTGAATAATAAATGGATCGGCCTGCAATGATTTGTCTTTGTAATTAAATGGATTTGTATTTGTCCCTTGTCCAATCATGATAATATTTCCATTTGCATCTTCTGAATACTCTGGGTAAGCAAATGGATTTGCTTTATCCAATTGTGCTTCATCAAAATAGTTATTAGAACCAATGCTTATACGTTGCATCAATGCAATACCCAATGCATCTACTGTATCATTATCTGATTCCTTAGACAACTCATCATATCTCAATGCTTCGTCAATCATTACTCTGAACCAAATTGTATGTCCATAATCCAGATAATAGGTTTGTAATAAACCAACCATTTTAGGTTTAGAGTAGGTATTGATTGAAACTCCATATTCGTGCGTTTGCTCTGAATTTTCACTTTCGAACTTAGCTGGACGCTTAGCCAAATATCTTGATAAGCCATGGTCTTTGTACCATTGAATAACAGCAGGCTTTGCAACATCGACCAATGTATTATCAATTAGATTGTAATACACTGATACCATAGCACACATCTCATAGAACTTTTCTTTTCTTTTTGGACGTGTACTGATAATACAAACAGGAGTATTATTCGGAACACCTTTTAAATCGGTTTCTCCCGACAACACTACCATTGCACCCAATGAACTTGATGTATCTGATTTGTCTTGGTCATAACTATCCAGTCCACCAACATACAGATTTCTTATTCTTCCTTGAGGATGCCCATTGTTTAAAATGAAAATAGCTTCATCTTGTGGCTCATCCTGCATCAAAGGGATTACACTCACTTGGTGAGGAACAAGGATTTCTCCTTTTTCATTTTTTTTCCATTCCATGCGATAAGGAATGTAATGTAACTCCTCCGACTCAATCTTATATGCTTGATTATTTAATTGCTCTTGCGGGAAATAGTTTGACGCAGCAACGCGGAATACTTCTTTGATATCACCAGGATAATCTTTACAATATTCCCAATAATCTTTTAAGTTGCCAGCCTTTAATAAAGCTGCTTTCTTTGCCTTGATAACTTCATTTGCACGTACTTCATCTTCCATACCAATACGTTGATATGGCTCGTACTGTAATAAATTAGGAATATCTTCAATAATTTCTCCTTGCTTATTCTTTGAACCTGCTATGTATGGTGGATAAAACTTACTTCCACTTACATAATATTTTAAACAATTATAGTCATCTGGATGGTGCCAAATCTGTTCAAAACCTTTTGAACCGGTTTTGATATTACCACCAGTACCATAAATGTACATTGTACCTTCTTGATTGTCTCCCCACATAACACAAGCCTTTGTTGCTCGGTATGTTTCTAGCAAATTATCAAACTCCCCAGACTCCTCAAAGATAACATCATTCAAGAACTTACCCTTGAATACCTGTGGATCATTATGCATCGTACGAGAATAAATCATATTCATTGTACCCTTTTGCTCCCACTCTCCAGTTAATTCATTCTTCTCATCCCAACCCGCAATAATATCATCGTAATTTTTACTCAATAAACGTGTCCTTAATTCAGGCGCCACATGCATATTATTGAATTTCCACTTATCAATAAAGTCATCGGAATAATCTTTAATACCTGCAGCAATACCTGCTTTGTATGTTAGTAACAACCTAAAGCCATGGTCAATAATACATGTAGTCATTACCGACAAACCTTTTCTTCGCCCTTTCGGAACAACAATATTTTTTCCTGTTCGCTTCGCTTCTTCTACAAGCATAAAATACTCATACTGAAAATCCATATAATCAGGATTTTCTGCACCGAAACCAACAATAGAGCTTGTATTAAAAAAATTAAGGTAGTAGTAATAACGTCCTGGCAACCATAAGCCACCAGCATCATAGCCATTAATACAATAGTACAACTGTTCTTCCCACCATTGTTGCCAAGCATTTGTACCTATAACCTTTGGATTTACAATACTATCTGCATAAGCAGGTATTCCGTATTTCGCAACAGGATTAGGACAAAATTGTCTTGACTTTACAATAGGACGACCTATACTAAACATAGTTTATTTCTTTTTGATTACTTGCAAATACAACTCTTTATTTAGTTTCAACTTTTCAAGCAATGACAAATTACCTCCACCCTTTAAATTGGCTTTGGCCTCTAAACCCATTTCTATTTCTTGAACTAAATCTTCTGTTGCTTGCTTTAATGTTTTTTGAGAATCAAGAATGTTTTTAATAACAGATGGCGCCAATGCTTTTTCTAAATCGGCCGACAACTGCTGTATCTTAACTTTGTAAACATTAACTAATTCACGCTTAGGATCGAACTGCAACGACTTATAAGCCTCAATAGCCATTTCCATCTTTGGAGAAATATTGTTTATCTCCATCAATAAAACAGTGCGTATATGATTAAGTGCTTTATTGATACGGTCGCTCTCCGTAAATTGACGATACATCGAATAGTAATCATACACCAATACAATGTATAGTCTTTCGGCATCGTCTAAAAAACGAAGCTCCGGACATAAATCCATTGCTTCGTTTACTAATACAATACTACCTTTCTTATCAATGTTAAACAGTAATT